TACTCGAGAAATATTATCTATCTGTCCCGAGGTTGGACCTAACACTGCGGCGCTACCGTAATTTGAATATTTGCTGTTCGCATTGGTGCCAAGTATGCGGGAAATACCAACATTGCCTTGAGACAATTTTTCCAATCGGTTGTTGTAATCCATCATCCAACCTAGTACCCCGCTTCTGTCAACACCTTCTTGAATTAAGGTGGCAGTGTCTGGCATCTCTTTACCATTTGCCGCTCTTTTATACGCGGATACTAAGGTTCCGAGCGCTACCATAACTGTCAACCCTTGAATAGTTTTAGCATCAAAATCTTGCACGATTGGAATTAGAGTTTTTTGGATAGATGAAAAACCAAAAGATTGGAATTGACCAAATAATGTCAGTCCATTTCTTGACATCCACAACGGAGTAGTGCCAATGCCCGGAGTAACAATGCTACTATCTGCGGCGCTTAGTATCGCCCCGGCATAAACTTCGCCTAACTCTTTATCTTCTAAACCCCACTTAGCAATATTTGGGAAAACTAAATCATCAACAATTTCGCCGTGTTCTTTGACTAAGTTAGCAATCCTTTTGGCTGCCTCTTCATTAATTCCGCTGCGCGCTAAGTCCGCTATTTGACGAGTGGTGGCGGTGCCTTTAACCACTGCTTCCATAGCGTCGTGCATATTACTTTGAATGATGCCCGCAGCCGCTTGTTTCATTGATGAGTTCCAATGTTTGATGCCAGTTACTGCCATTGCTTTTTGACTGACCGTATCTGCCAACCTTTCAAATTTTGTGTTTTTGCCAAAATCATCCATAATGTCATTGATAGCATTTAACCTACCATTATTAACTAAATCAAGAGCAACACCCATACGGTTCATTTCTCTGGCGTGTGTGTTAGAATATTTTTTAAACTCGGGTGACATTAACTCTTTGACAAAAGGGATTTCCCTAATCATCTTCCCTGCGGTTTGTTTGGTCAAAAATTTCCCCATACCTCCTGCCATCACTAGCTTGCCAATATCCCCAAAAGAAGATGCCACAACATCACCAAGCATAACCACTGCGTTATATTGCTTAATCTGTTTTTGGGCGCGATATGCCCAGCTATCTGGGCTGACTGTGTAACCATAAGTGCCAAGCAATTTATCTCGTAGCGCAAAAATGTCAGCAATGTCTTGCTCCTCTCTTGCTTTCAAAGAACGCAATGCTTTTGGGTTGTCGATGACTCCCGCCTTTAAAGTGGCGTATTCATCTTTGATGCTTTGAATTATTGGTGACTTGGCGTCTGTCAAATTATCATCCAAAAATCCTCGTCCAAATCTTTTGCTCAAGCGGGTGCGCGAAGACATTAGCTTAGAATATTTGGTGGCTATTTGGTTGGCATCCATCACTAAAAAATCTTCCAGTTCGGTGTTGTCCATCAACAGCTTTCTACTTTTGGAAAAAGAAGGTTTGACTGACACTCCAACATTATCATGCAACACGCTGCTTGAAGCCCCCATCACATGGTCATAAACATCTAGCGCCATCTTTTGAAAATATCTATCATCTACTCCATCAACTGCATCTTCATAAATCCGTAGCCTGTCACCGCCGGTAGCGGTAGAGTATTCTTTTTTAAAATAATCTGATATTACCTTTTGGAATTTGGCTGGGTTAGACGAAATTGCAGTGCGGTCATAAACTCTTGGGAAGTAGCTATCCATTTTGGTTGCCACACTTTCTGGGTCGGTAAAAAACCCTTTAATTTCCAAGCCTTCTTTGCCATAATGCTTAAAAATATCTTCTCTAATTTTAGCCGCTGATGCTGCTACTTCTGGTATCTCCGACACACCACTTCTGTTCAAGGCTTTTGATATTTCAATTTGGAATTCTGGCTCAGTCAATCGGGCCTTTGGGTCTTTGACTTTAGATTTATAAATGCTGAATTGATCACGGTTATGCTGGATAACTCCGGCCAACCTGCCTTCATCAATGCCCCTTTCAATCTCCACCGACTTCGGTGTAGCAATGCCTTGATAATTTTTCTTAAGTTTTGGAACAAAATCTGAAAGTTCTTGCATAGCCAATCTGCTCGAAACCACTGGACTGCTAATTAATCTTAAATTTGGGTCTTGCATCATTATTGGCTTGAACACTCCGCCTCTTGCCATTGTGTTTTCTTCCAATAACTGCTCTCTTGTTTTTTTCACCGGAGCTGCCGAGCTTAAGGATTTTCCTGCAACTTCTTTAGAGCCGAGTTTGACATCCTCAATAAAATCTGTGATGTCTAGTTCTTTTTCCAGTTGAGTTACTTTAGCCGCATAGTTGGGGGATTTAGCAAATGCCGCGTGTACCCCTGCGCCTAACACCCCAGATAGTAAAGCACCAACTGAAACATTTGCCGCTGATTCCCCTAAAGTTCTGGTTTGCTGCTGAGTGTGAAGCAAAGCTTCTTGGGCTGCTATTGCACCTGTGGCGACCATTGCTGTTCTGCCTCCTGCGGTTAGAACTGATCTTGCGCCTTTGGCACCCATAGCAATTTCACCTCCGATAGGGATTAAATTTATTGGTGATAGTATTCCTGCGGATAGTTCACTCGCCACACCTAGCCAACCACTATTTGCCAGATATTCTCTGCCTTGTTGCTCTTGGTCCACCTGCTCTTTTAAGGCATTAAAATGCTCTTCACTTTCAGCTAGCGCAAAAGCGTTACCGTGATCAATTTGGTATTCTGTCGGCAGCCCTTCAAAACTTTTTGCCCAATCAAAATTTGGGTCAAAAGTCCCATTACCTCTGGCTTTATTAGCTACAAAAGCCCCAACCTCATTATCTAGTTGGAAGGCGTATTTAAAAGTCTTGCCTACTTCTGGTTTAAAATCCGGCGCCGCTGTCTCAGTAGGCGCCGCTGTCTGGGTTAAGTTAGGGATAACTAGGTCGCTGTGTTCCGGGTAGAAAGGCATTATTTCATCCTCCCTGGCAGCATCCGATTAACTATTTCTTTTGGTGGGTTCCGCATTTCTTCTGCTGTGTAGAGCCCCGGGTTCATTTTCATTTGATCCTGCATCATAGAGCGCACATCTGTTAATGGGTCATATATTTTTTTTGAGGATAGAAACCGATTAACAATCTCTGGTGGTAAATCCTGAATCTCTTTTTCAGTGTAGCCAATGCTTGGGTTCACCCGCATTTGTTCACGCATTATTTTTCTGACCTCATTAGCGCTTATTTGGTTAGCATCCATAGGTTTGCTTATTGAACCATCCGCTGGTGAACTTTGGTAGTACCTCTGCTTAATTACTGCAGGTATCACTTTCAATTCAGTTTTATTATATGAATCTGGGAAGACTTTATTTTGGGCCACCATAGTTTTATGGAGTTGATCTTCGGTCAAATTTTCCTTAGCGCCAAAAAACTGTAAATCTGTTGGTGTTGGCTCTGCCGCTCCAGCATCTGAAATAAATACTCTAAATATTTTATCCCCTAAATCTTTGGCACCAGACATTATTTTTTTGCCTGCGTTTTTCACCCGCTCTCTGGCGGCAAGGTCTTTTTGCTCTTGCTTAAATTCGTTGGTATTGATTGTGGTATTCCGCGTGGTTTGAGCATCCATTTGGGCAGATACTCTTTTGTCGTTGACAATCTTATTATAGTCAGGACCCCAGCGGGATTTTGACCTATCAAGGACAGGCTCAATTACCCCATCTTTGTTTCGGATCAACACTTTATATTTTGGATTAGAACCCCATTCTCTAGCGGTATCCTTATCATATTGTAGGAATACATCCTCTCCGGCAATATCTTTGTATTCCGGTAACCCTTTTAATTCGGTTACCAAAGAATTTTTGATTTCAGTGCTATCCAATTTAGGGTAGGCTTTTTCAATAGGGTATTTAGTCAATTGTTTTTCCACGCCATTAACTGAGGTGGTGCCCCAAGAATTTTTAAATGTTCTGTCTGCTTGTTGCTTGGCAATGTCTGCGTCCCCGTTGGTGTTTAAAAACCAAGTTTTATATATTTTGTCATAATCATTAAGAGCAGAAGTTTCTACACCTAATTGGCGATTTGGCAAATTTGCGTTGCCGGAAAAAATACCAGTGTCAAAAATATCCGCGATGTTAGTAAGTGCTTGATCGCGGGTGGTGTCTTTTTTCTTGGCATCATATTCTGCTTTCAATGATTCAATCCGACCAGGGGAAATATTATTTGTAATGTCTTCCACCCGTTTAACCGCTTCTTCGTTAGGGGTTCCAGCCTTAATTAGCTGGTCAATCATCATTGCTTGAGTCACATCTTTATCATCAAAATCATCCAGCGCTTGGGGTTTAGTTTCTTGAATGCGTCCAACCAGATCAGCGTAATAAACTTTATCATTTACATTTGCGCCGCGAAAAACACCTCGTATTTTTCCTTGCAATGTGGCAGGTACAACTCCGGTGGCTGCAATGAAATTAGTAACTAAAGACTTCTGTGCCGCAGTGTCTTGCATAGCTTTAGCTTGAGGTTCAACTGCAGTGGTGTACGCCAAGTCAACTGCCTTTTTGTCATCTGTATTTTTCGGGTCAATATAATCTTTGCCATCTAAAGTGCGAGCTACCTTTTGAATTAGCTCAGAATCTTTTACTTTCTTCTCGGTGTTATTATCCAAGGTTTTAAATAGCGAGGTTTTCTTTTCTGGTGTGATCAATCGTTTAGCTTCTGCTTGTTGGATTTCTTCATAAGTAGCTTCTCCTCTACTAGCCCTAAGGTCTAGGTCTGCTATATTGCGTGCTTTACTTAAAGCTGCAGCAGCATTTTCTTGGGCAAACGCCTGTGTTTTAGTTGACTCAATAGTGCTGCTAAAAGCGTTAAGCTCTTTAACAATATCTTCTTTGTCGTTGATGTTTAATCCCGCAGGTAGTGTCTTGCTTTGCTCAAGAGCATATATGGTTTTTGCCCTGGCATTCGGCCCCATAGATTGAATCTGGGTTTTATAGCTGGTGGTAATTAGATCTTTTTGAAAACCCTTTTGCTCAATTTGTGCTTCTTCTGCGGTGATGAAACCGTGATCCACGCGGGATTGCAATGTTGCCCTATATTTGCCAATCTTGTCTTGGTAAGCTGACACCTCAATTTCTGTGGCTGGCGCGGGGTTAGTGAAGATGTCGTCCCTAATTAATTTTTGTGCGTTCTGCAAAGAATTTTTGGCATCCGATTGTGCCTTATTATAAAAAGCATCTTGGGCTTTGACAGTTAAAACCGCCGCTCTTTTGTTAAAGCTTTGCTCATAATATGGCTGAATATCCGCAGGCATTGCATCACGTTTGCCATCTCGGTAGCTCCCAAGTGCTGAGGCTAAAGCCTCTGGATCATTGCCGTTGAGTTCATTCTCATTAGCTATTCTGTTGGTTTGGACAATGTCATCTACTTCAACATTTGCTAAATAGGCATCACGCTGACTTTGCTCCGCTCGGTCAGAAACTTCTTTTACCCTCAATGTGGCATTAAAAATCCCTTCACCTAAATCTGCAATGCTGTTCATCTGTTCCAAATAACTATTGGTTGATCTGAAACTGATCGGCTGTAACGGAGCTGCAGATTTACCACTAGATGCTTGGGTAGCTTGACCAACAAATCTTGGCAGTGGTTGTGCTGGGGTGTCGGCTCTGTTTCTTTGTTGGGATGAGAGTATATTTTTTGTCATACCTTATTTTATGGATGAAGAATAACCGGAGGCAGCAGTATTAATTACCGACAGCCCTCCTTTAATAGTATTAGTCCGTCTGGCCATTTTACCCGCATTGCGATCAATTGTAGTTTGAGCTGCAATATTCTTAATATTGTTTTGAAAGCCAACTTGTCGGGTATCTGTGAACATTTGGTTTAATCGAGTTGCTTCATTTGCCCTAGAGGAATCGGCTGTTTGGATACCCAAGAAACTCCCTGAACCCCCATCTGCTCCGCTAGAACCAAACACTGCTGTTTGTGCGGCTAAAATCCGTTGCAAAGTCCTTTGTCTGTCTACTTCATCTACTGCGGCTTGCGACTGTTCAGCTGCGTTCTGCATTTCTAACTGCGCTGTCTCAGCAGAAGCCTGCTGCCCGGCGGCAGTGTTAGCAGATTTAATTGCCATATTGCTAGAATGCACCGAGTAGGTGGTGGTGGCTGCAGTGGCTGCCACTGCAGCAATAATCAATATGGTTGATGTTGCTAGAGCCATTATTTTTTCACCCTAATAAATTGTTGCATACCTTTATCGCCGGCCATAAAATCCAGTGTTAAGAGTTTTTTGGCAAGTGCTTCATTTTTAATATTTGTCATAAATACCAATTTGCCCTCCTGTTCACTGCGATGATTAATGCTGTTGATTAAAAAGTCTAAGGCTTCACTGCGTAATTTTCTATCTACAAAAGGATTGCTGACCAAAAACTCCATACTGCCAATAATGCTATTGGTAAGGTAGAGCCAGCCGGCACAAATATTGACCCCTTCGGCCTCCACAATAAAACCTATGTCTGATAAAATCACAGGTGTTGGGTGCTCTGTCCAGCGCCAAAATTTCCACCAAGTGGATACTTCGGTAAAATGCTTTTCGGCTTCAAAAGTTTTTAAAATAAATTTGCTCATTTTACCGCCACGACTAAGGTTAGTAGTTCAAATTCTAATGGGTCATCTTGCGTAAGCTCAATGGCTACCTCCCTTTCCACC